TCCTTGGAAGCCTTGATCTCCCTGATCTCCTTGGAATCCTCGAACCCCCTGATGGCCTTGATGACCTTGATAGCCTTGATTTCCCTGATGGCCCTGATAACCTTGATGGCCTTGATCGCCTTGATGGCCCTGATCGCCTTGATCACCCTGATGACCCTGATAGCCCTGATGGCCTTGATCGCCCTGATGGCCCTGATCTCCCTGATCTCCCTGATCGCCTTGGACGCCTTGATAACCTTGATAGCCACGATTTCCTTGGCTACCCTGATAGCCTTGAGAGCCAGTAGAGCCCTGCGCTCCCTGATTGCCTATTTGCCCTTGGGAACCTTGAAGACCCACCACTCCTTGAAAGCCTTGAATTCCTTGAAAACCCTGATCGCCTTGATCGCCCTGAAAGCCCTGATCACCTTTAGAACCTACTCCACCTTGAAATCCTTGATTACCTTGAGTTCCCTGAACGCCTTGAACTCCCTGAGAACCCTGAGCTCCCACGACGCCCTGAAATCCTTGTGATCCTTGACTCCCGGTGACGCCTTGAGTTCCTTGATATCCTGATGGTATAGTAAAATCTAAAATAGAAGCAACTTCAGTTCCGATATTGGTAACTGAAGCTTGAGTTCCGGGTGCTCCGGTTGTAGTTGTTCCAATTGAAACTGTTGCAGATCCCGATCCCTGCGGACCCTGAGGTCCCATAGGACCTGAGTTAACAGTCGCCAAAATAGTTGGATCATCTTTGACGATGATAATTTCGCATCCATCCCTGAGGATTATGTTATCTTGCCCAACTATTAGATCGATCTCACAACTCATCTAGTAACGTCCCTCGAAATTGTAGCTGTTCCAGAAATCAACGTCGTAACAATTGACCCATAAGTCTCTTGCAGATCCCACACAGCATTCGCTGGTTGAAGATTTGCACTATTCGAAGCACTCAAAGTAACGGCAAACTTACCATTTGCTGCACTGATAATAGAGCCAGTAAATACTGCAAGTACTGTGGCAGACTTTGCGCTTTCCCTAATCTGAGCAGTATAGGTACGTCCAGATATATTGATGGGTGCCCCATCTTTATCTTGCAAAGTAACAGTTACCGTTTCGGTATCTCCAATTTTTATATTCAATGGATAATTTGCTGGCTTTGCCATTTTCCCCCCTATTATTCTACAAAAATAGAGCCAGTAGCGCTGCCACTAACTACATCAAAATAAATACCTGCGTCAAAAGGTATACCTTCGCCTATTGAAAAGTCTTCATGAGTATCCGCTGGAATATAAAGCTTCATAACTGTATCTCCAGAGCTATCCAATCCATCTACAATTTCAACTACAGTAGCAGTATTCCCCGATGCTAAGTGAAAACCCATCAACAACGTACGACTACCTCTAACTAAACCACTTGATGTAACATTAACATACTGCATTATATTCTCCTTTATACAGGCGGATTGGAATCTTGTCTAGATCCTCTTTCCGCTCTTCCTGTTGTCTCATCTACTGGTGATGACTCACCAGCAGCACTATCTTGCCCTGATTTCGGAGGGCTCCCCGCTTGAGCATTTGTATTGCCACTAGGAGCTCCGGGCTTACTTGGCATTGGTTGATCAGTTTTTTCTGCCATACCCATTTCAAAATCTTGTTTTTCCTTTACAAGCTTCGTCGGATATGGAAGAACAGCATCACCATCTTGAAGCGAAGTAAGACCAATCTTAGTTCTGACTTCATTAGGAGTCATTATTTCGCTTCTAAGATAGCGATCCCAGATTCTAGAACGCAGATCTTCATCAATAATGTCAATTTCAGCAAATTTAAACATTTTCTTATCAGAAAATTCTTTGACAATTCTATTAATCTTCTTTTCTAGAATTTTTTGATCAGGTCCAACAACTTGATTTTTGAATGTTTTATCTGCATCTCTAGAGACAGCAAGATTGGCATTGTCATAAATACCAATTTTTGGAGCTGGAACACGGTTGGCTACCGTAATTTCATCTCTGTTCGACTTACGATATTTATCGAACGAGCCTTCCTGAACAGTATTTTCAAGTTTCTCAAATTTAATATCAACATCACGCCCAAGAGTAGCGGGAAGTGGAATAAAAAGGGTTCCATGATTATTCCCCTTAATTTCATTTTTGAAATAATTAACAACTTCTTGTTTAGATTTCTGAGAAAGGTTGGCACCTTTAAGAATGATTGCGTAGCGGGGAATGCTCTTATTTTCAAAATAATCAATGTTATATTCTTTAGCGAATTTATCACCAATGATAGCACTTAAGGCTGATACCGCTGATGGAATACCATAGTAGGTATTAGTAGGGCTATACTGCGTAAAGTGAATTAATTCATTCGGATAATCATCCTGCCCTATTGGATCAACCGTATCTTTATCTTGGAAGTTCTTGAAGAAGATAAATCGAGCTCCGGCTCTTTGAACAAATCCGTCTCTAGCTCTACGGACTCTTACATAGACTGCTGGGATATGTCCGATGTAACCGATTGTTCCATTGCGATTTCTTCCAACTTCAAGATATCCATTACCAATGGTAAGATAGTCAATCCAAACTTTAGCTAAAGTCTCGATAAAATCTTCATCAATATTGAAGCTATCAAATAATTCCTCAAGACGATCTTCTTCCTTCTGCAATTCATCTCGCAGTCTTGGAAGTGATTCACCTTCTTTGAGGGTTGCTCTTTCAATGCGTTTTCTAGTCTTTGATGTATCTTCCCATCTCCAACCAAGAGCCACAGTGTTCATAGCTCTAGCTAAAATGCTAGCATTATGAACAGAACTTTCTTCATAGAGAGAGGCTAAGATTTCCATATTGTATGGGGGCTGCACTAGATCGAACATCCCGTAACCATTTACGAGTTCGGGATCTACATATTTAGACTCTGTACCATCGGCGCCAGTCTGATATCTTTTGCTCAGCTTATAAAATTTATTTTTAACTTTTTTAGTCTGCTTAGAGATATCGACTTTTGATAGGAATACATCTTTGTCTTCAGAAATTGTTTTAGTTCCATCAAATGTATAAGAGCTAGTAATATCATCAATTTCTATGACTTGAGTATTATCCTCTGCCATAGCTGCAGCAATTCTTTTCATACAAGTCCACTTCTATTAAGTTGCTTAGCAACATCCACAGGGTCAGGAATCTGTCCGTCTAGTAAGCGTTCATTTTGATCATCATACTCATTGTCTGAGATCTTCCTGCTTCCCGACATCCATACCGGCCCGCCCTCAAGAGCTTCAAATCCAAGATAGTGAATAGCAGCATCTCTCATCTTCTTTTCCACTATTGGATCATTCAATTGTCCCCCGAGCGAGAGATATCTTCCCTCATCGTCTCCAAGGCAGGAGCCGTCTTGCATACGCCATAAGCATACGCCATGAAGATCTTCGATAATTACTTGAATATTCTTTAAATTCTTAGGCATACGATAATATTATCACAGAGAAGGGATTAACAAGCAAGAAAGTGCGCCAATTTGATCATAAAAACAAGAAAACCGCACCAAAGCGGTGCGGTTTTCTTAAAAACGATACTTTTTAGTTTCTAAATCTCACAAGTATCATTACTACAAAACTTTTCTCCCTCTGCATCAAGAGCTTTCCCTGCATAAAGTGTCTTCCATTTAATCTTTTTGACATCAGAGATCTTATCTTGCCAAGTATCCAGATCAATTCTTTCATAAGGCATCTGAGCATAAGCACCACCAACCTCCAACAAAGGAAGCATAGACACAGACTTCAGCTGTCCATCAATCGAGCGAAGCAATGGACCAATTTGATCTTTTTCATTCTCTTTAAAAGTAACTGTAACGGATACCTGATTATCAGCCCAATAGCGCTGAGCGAGAATTGCCAAAGCAGTCTTCTCCCACATACTAACCTCTCGCTCTGTGCGGACCTCTGGGCCCCTTGTGGGCAGCTCTACGACGACGCTGTGAGTAGGGTCCATAACATCCGGCTCTGTATGATAACCAGCAGCAGCAAGAGCTTCAATGAGGGGATCATTCGAAGCGAGACGCATACGACGGATATAAACATCAGCAGTAGGCCAGTGAACACCCGGAGTTACTCCGAAGAGTAAAGAAACGGTCCCTGAGGGCTTCACGGAGGTAGTCTTAATCGACTGACGGCATCCAAGCCATTCAGAATAAGTAGTGTCCAAATGCTGGATATACTCATATCCAGAATTAAGCCAAGTTCTAAGCTCAGTCCATCCATTCACTTCCGCAAAATGTGCGAGCCCAGATACAGAACATCCAATGCGACGATTACGTTGCATAATAGCATTAGTCTCAGGCCAATGAGTAGGAAGCAAAGTTACTGACTTAGCATAGAGATATGAAATCTTCAAAGTCTTTCCAAAATCTTCTAGCGAGTCATGACGAGAAATAAAATTTTCAACTAGAGTGCAGCACTCACCAGATTCAAGAGTCTGCTCTGAGCAAGGATTAGTTCCAGCAGCACGCCAATCTTTATTGTTAGCAGGGTCAAGCAATCGTCCATACTCACGACAGAGATCAAGCCACACAATACCCGGCTCTCCATTGTTAGCAATTCGATCAGCGATATTGTCAAAATTATCACCAACATTCGCAATAATAGAATTGTTAGATGTATGTCCCCACCCATTAGCTCCCATACGTTCAGGATTTACTTCCCAATTCTTAAGATCAAGGAACTCAGGATCATTCATCTCGCCAAGAGCAATCTCAGCGGAGCGACGAACATTTCCAGCTACAACACACTTCCCAATCTTATTTTGAATGTCAACGATATCAGTTGATGTAATTTTTTCGCCTTCACGTCCCTCGAATTGACTCTTCAAAGTCTTGTGAAGATCGATTAGAGGACCCGGACCTGCAGCGACTCCACCGAATCCCTTGATAGGTTCTCCAGATGGGCGAATCTCACTATAATCAAATTCGATAGAATTACGATTAGCGAAGAAATAACTTTCAAGAAGTACTGAAACTGAGTCACACCATCCCTCGCGAGAATCAGGAATTGTCACAGTCTTGACTTCCTGAAGAGGCTTGTGGATTTCGAGTTTTCCGGCACCCTTTGTGTCAAAGCCGACACCGACGCCAAGCATTGACATTTCCATCAAACGAACAAAAGGCCAAACGGCATCGTAAACGCTACGAGAAGAAATGCTTTCAGTCGAAAGAAAAGAGCAGTTTTGCAAGGCGGCAGAATTCTTTTGAACATGAACAAATTCAGTACCCATCATCCAAAGGCCACGACCCGGAGGAGTCCACTTCCCAACAAAAAGGCGCTCGTAAGCATCTTGAGCAGTATTCTGAGCTTTACGCTCATTCCAAGGAAGACGACTTTCTTTGCACCAATCTTTCTGAATCGAAAATGTACCCTCAATAACTCTTCGGCAAGTTTCAAACCACTTTTCCTTAGAGCCATCTGCCTTTCTTCTCGAATACTTAGTCAAGAAAGTAAGTTCGCCAAGAGAATTTCCAGAGCCAATAGGAAACCCCCAAGGAACCTCTCTCTTCTCATAATTTGAAATAAAATCATTAGACAACTTGAAGCTCAAGTAGCTTTCACTATCCACAGTTTCTCCTATTCAGTCGTGGTCTACCTGAGGGCTCTCAGCGCTTAGGTAGATTTAGAATTGTGGCGGAGAGCATCTCCACCTCTGTATAGAGCATATCACTCAGAGAGCGTCTATGCCTAAATTATCACACTCTTTCAGAGATTTTTTCTCCCAGAATGTCTACAATTTGCAAGCCAATGTCATCCCATGTTTGAGTTGCATGAATCACGCTTGCTGAGTGCATAGTCTTCTGCTTCACAGCCTCGAAATTATCAAATACAAACTTCATTTTATCTCGAAGATCATCAAGATCAGGCTCAACCCAGTCTCCGACATGAACTCCAACTCCGGGAGCCGGGCGAGAATCAAGGGGAACTGACATCTCAGCAAAATCAGCGCAAGCTGTTGCGTTAGTTACAATAGTCGGAAGTCCGGTAGCTATTCCCTGAAATGGGATAAGACCAAATCCCTCTCCGTTTGTAGGATAAACCAAACAATGTGCAGAATTATAAACTTTTACTAAATCTTCTACATCAATTGGATAATCTATTACTTTAATTTGAGGATGTTTTTTTGCGCTTTTGAAATCATTGTACTTATCATAGTATCTACACTCTGTAGCTTCATTAGACTTCAACAAAAGAAAGACATCATCTCTTCCATCAAATAGATCAATGAATGCATCTACTACTTTCTGACCGCCTTTTCTTGCCGTGGGTCCGCCAATATGAAGAAAGACAAATTTATCAGATACAAATCTATTTTCAATTTTCCAAAGTTCAGGATCAATGCCATGAGGAACTTTTCTAATAATCTTGTTGACATTATATTCTTGAAATATATCAACACAATATTGAGAGGGAGTCCAGATTTCTTGCATCTCTCTCATTATCCCCGGCCAAGACTCTGGAAGAGCTGACGACTCCCAAGGAGTGTAACCAATGCGATATTGATCTTTATTACCGCTATAATATTCTGGCTGAATGAAGGATATATGACACTTAGTATCTTTATTATCATAAGAAACTTTTACGTCAGCGTTCTGCAGCGCTCGAATTGTTCGAACTGCTGCATATCCGTATCCCATCCCCTCGCCTATACCCGGAGGGCTAAACCAGCCAATTTCTTTCATATTAAATTAAAGTCTCTCTGATCTAAAATTTGCTCTCCGGTATTAAAATTAAAAATTTTAATATTTTCCCAGAAAAGTTTTACTGCTGTTTCTTTGTCTAAATGATCTTTAATTGTTCTATCACAAAAAACACATCTTGTCATTGCAAAAAAGTCTTTATCTATCAAGAAAATAGATAAAGAGTCATTGTTCATGACAGGAAACTTGCCACAATCTTCGCACTCAATAGTACAAATAGGCTTGCTCATTACTGAATTATATCAGACTAAAAGATGCCCTGCTCTTCATAATAATGTGATATATCCATCATACCAGAGCCAGTTTGTATTGATCTCAAGTATGTTCTATTCCTATGGCAATTAGCGCAAACTACATCGCACTTGGATATCTCATTTTTGACAGATTCTAGTGATATTACTTCTCTTGAAAATCTTGATATATTGAATTCTTTATCTCTGAGGTGATCGAAGTCTTTCATCCAGTATGGATAGTCTTCTCCACAATCAACACAAGGATGAGACTGCTTATACTCTTGAATATATTTTCGTTTATTACTTCTCATATCTCGCGTTCTTTGTAGATTTTTTTCTTTTTGCCCCGCTCCGAGATAATATGAGATAGTTCCTTTTGAACAACCTAACTCAGACTGTATTTCTTTATAAGTCATTCCTCTAAGTCTGAGTTCGAAAATTCTATCTGCAAGTTTTGTCATAATTTAACCGTTCTATATATTGTAAAATTTAATTTTAGTCCCCAATCTAGGAGTCGAACCTAGCACGATAAGGGTAGCCTCGCTTTTGAAACTAAGTTCAGCTATAATTAGTCCCGACGACAGGGATCGAACCTGCATGTGTCCAGTTAACCTTTCAAGACGTTAGAAGCGTCAGGGTATACGTCGGGAGATATTGTGAAGTGTAAAAATTGTAGCATACAAACGAGTAATCCAAGTTTTTGTTCACTATCATGCTCTACAAGCTATGCAAATAAAAATAAACCAAAAAGAAAAAAAGTAGAAAAACTTTGTAAATTATGCGATAAAATTGTTGATAAAAGATCAACGGTTTGCAAAGAACATCGTAAGATATATAGAATTGAAGAGTGGCTTAATGGAGAGTGGAGTGGTGGTAGTAATACTAGGCTTTCTACTTCTGTAAGAAACTTTCTGCTTCAAGAAGCGGATTATACTTGTAAGTGTGGATTTAATACTCCGCATCCTACAGATGGCGCTTCTATACTTGAAGTTAATCATATCGATGGAGATGGCTCAAATCATAGAAGAGAAAACTTAGAAATTCTTTGTCCAAATTGTCACGCCTTAACAGATACTTATAGAGGTAGGAATATTGGTAATGGTAGGAGTGTTTATTATACCAGAAAAGAAAAGTAAAACCTAGTCTGTGCATCCGGCACATTGGGGGTAGAATACTTTATCGATCCAACACTTTGCTATAAATGTGAGCACCACACTTCGGGCAATCCCACTCCCAACAATCACGCTGACTGAGTTGGGAGCGCAGACGTTCGATCTCATCGGCTGCTTCACGTTCCAAATAGCAGTCTGAGTGACCGTGATCTGATTCAAGATATTCCCCCTCTGGAGGACACGCTCGCATACGCAGCAGTTCTACAATGTCGTTCCTGCTGGATTCTTCCATCATATCACCTTGATTAAAAGTGCGGGCGGTGGGATTCGAACCCACACTGGATCGGTTTTAAGCCGACTCTCTCTGCCGGTTGGAGTACACCCGCATATAAAGCATTTGGCTGGGGGATTGCTCCCCCAGCCTA